ATCAAGACCAATCAAATACTAATCAAGACCAATCAAATACTAATCAAGACCAATCAAATACTAATCAAGACCAATCAAATACTAATCAAGACCAATCAAATACTAATCAAGACCAATCAAATAATAGTCAATACCAGTCAAATTATAATCAAGAAAAAATTATCCCTAAAGAAATTAAAAACTTTATTAATCTTTTTCCTAAAGCAGAAAAATTTAAAGAAGATAGTGTTAATAAAAGTGTAGAAGAAATACGAGCTGAACTACCAAAAAAGGAATTATATGGTGTTTATAAAACTTACAGTGTCTTTAATGAAAAAGGAATAATAAGTTTATATTAAATTCTTTCATTCATCCAATAAAGTATTTTACCAACAATATAACCAGGTAAAAATGGATTTTCTTTAGGTTCTATTAATAAACAATGATATCCATCTTCTATCAATGATAATTCTTTATCTGATGATATCATTTTATCAAATATTATTTGTGTAGTGTTTGGATTAGTTATTGTATCTTTTAAACCATGTAAAATTAAAATAGGTGTTTCTAATAAATGACCATTATTATTAATCCAATCTGATATTTTTAATATTTCTCTTCCAGTATTTAATCTATGTTTTCCATTGTAAGAGAAACAGTTTTTCTTCCTGGTTTCAATGAATTCTGGATTATTTATTGTTATTCCATCTGAAGATAATAATTGAAAATTTGGAATCAAATATGAAATAATAGTTAAAATTATTATAATTAAATAATTTGGTTTCAAATTATCATCTACTAAAAATAATGGAGCTAGAAAGATTACACCCTTAATATTATTCTTATATTGAATACAATATTTTAATGCAACAGCACATCCCATAGATTCACATAAAAAGAAAATTGGTTGTTTATAGATTGTTTTAATAAATTTTACTAAAGTATCTAAATCATCTAATAAATCATCAAAATTACTTATTGAACATTTTGTTCCTTCACTTTTACCATGACCATGAAATTCTAATCCAAATGATTTATAATTAAATTTGCAAAACAATTCATCTCTATATTTAAAATCATCTATACATTCAAATAAAGGTTGAAAGTGTGAACCAATTCCGTGAATATGAATTATAATTGCTTTAATATTTTTGTTACTTGCTCCTTCAATAATGTTAATTTTTTTTAACTTTTTGTTTTTTAAAGTAAATTCAAACATTATAATTAAATAGAATAAAATAAAATATAAGCTTTATTCAAAAATCCCTGCGCTTGAGCATCGGTAATTTTATGTGTATTTGAATCATCGTATACAGCCCAAGTATTATTATTTTTACCGATATATATATAATGTCCGCCTCCGATATTTCCGGAGTGAATAACTCCTCCTCTAATTTGATAATCGTGCCGCCATTTAAAAGGAATAGTAATATCTGTATTAATTTTACTAGAATTTCTTTTATCATTTTTAAATCTATTCAAACAAATAATAAGATTTTTTCCCCAAGATTTTATTTTAAATTTGGAAGATGTATTTTGTTTCTTATTACATTTTTCACAATCTATTTCTAAATTTTCAGTTTCTTTAAAATCATTATAACAATCATCTAAACTATTACTATTAGGATTTACTGGTAGAGTTAATAAAACTTCTTTACTACTAATAAATCTTTCATTTGAACAATTTGGTTCTTCACACTTTAATTGCTTTTGTAAATCAAATTCAAATAATTTTTTCAGACTATTTTCATCAATATTGGGTAATCTTTTTAATGCATCTTCATTTGTTACAAATTGACTTTGAATGTGTCTCATCGCTATCAATAATTTCTCTATGGTTATTTTCTTTTGTTTATAATCTAATTCAATAACTTTAACACCTTCTTCAAAAAGTTTAATAACGTTATTATTAGGATTTATACTAGTTGCTTTATCAATCAATATTTTATTCTGTAATTTTACAGTATTAAGTATTATATCATCATTTAAAACTTCAATTAATGAAATTATAAATTCTTCAGAATCATGTTGTCTATTACCTCTGAACATTGGTTTTAGTCTTTCTACAATACCCTTTATTTGATTAGGTGTAAGTGATTTATTATTTTCATTATTATAATATTCTATAATGAAATCTGTCATTTTTCTAAGATTATCAGAGGTGTTTCTATTAATAAATACTTTTTTACAAAAGTCTTTATTTTGCACTAACATTTGTAATCCTGAATTAAGATAACAAGTATTACCAATATTATTGAATCCTTTACTCATTAAATATATAATATAATTAAATCTTTAATAGAACATACATAACTAGTCTATAGACTAAATTCGAACTAGTCAAATTTACTTTTTAAAAAGTAAATTTGCTAACTTAAAAACCAAAGGTTTTTAAGTTTGTCTAAAAAAAGTTGATTTTTTATTATTTATATTACATTTTTTATAATTAATGTCCATCCTAATAAAGTTAGTTGGTTGCGGTAATGCACTAGAAATGAGAAAAGAAATGCAAGGTAAATTTGGATTAAAGGAAATTGAATCAATTTTAGAAGAATTAGGATTTGATGCCGAAGAAATTAAAAGTATTAAAATTATTTCTAATGCTAAAGATTTAAGAAATGAAGAAAATAAAGACTTTGTTTTTGAAGAACCAGATAGTACTGTTTTTATTTTTACAGCTATCGGAGATATAAAACAAAAATTAATAAAAGCTTTTGATAAAGATTCTATTAATAAAGAAATAGAAATTGAGGAGCCAGAAAAAAATCCAGTTTTAGATGAAGAGGTTGTAACAAAAATAAATATGAAGATAATAGAATTATTTAGAAAGGAAAATTTTAAAAAGTTAGTTGATATCTGGTTGAATGAACCAGATATATTCAAGGAATTTTTTAGATATATCAATACTGGTAATATTGTAAATATTGATATTCCAGAAGAGTCTAAAGATAAAATGTTTGAAGATGAAATTAAAATAATAAAGGAGATAGGAATTAGTAAACCTGACGATGAAATTCTTCAGGTTATGAGGCTTTATAATGGACAGTTAAATTTTGTATTGAGGGATTTATTGACAAAATTATAGAAAAATTGAATATTTTTTATTTATAAATATATAATTATATTCTATGTCACATTTTATCAAGTTAAATTTTAATGATACTAAGGGTAATTGGGAGTATAGCGACTTCCAGAAGCCACCTAAGAGGAGGGAGAAGAAACAACATGAGGAGCAAAATATTAAAATGTTATTGAGTAATACAACTTTTGACCCAAAGAAGATTGACAGTTATGTTAATCCTCAACCTTCTAGGGAGGAGTTATTGATGTTAAAGGATAAATTAAATACTACTGAGAAGGCTCAAGTGGAGAATTATAAGAAGAAAATAAAACAAACTATTGATAAAGATATTTTAAATGTTCGTGAGTTTAAATTAAAATCAGAACCAGAAACAAAAGAAGGTAGGAGGTTAAAGATGTTGATGGTTCTGGAGCATAAATTAAGTAAAAATTTAACTAATGATGTTATAATGATTTATCTTAGATTTAAGGAACCTGATTTTGAGTTATCAGAAGAAAACAAGACAGAATTCAAGCTAGCACTAAATAAAATGAATAATATTGTAAAAGTGCAAGATTTAATTCAGTATCAATTTACTGTGTCTTATAATCAGATGCCTCCATTAAATGCAAAAGGGTTTACTAAATTAGACCCATGGCAAATTGAATTTGTTAATAGTATGAGTCGAATTGAATCTACTTTAATTTGTACTCCAACTTCTTCAGGTAAATCTTTGTTGGCTTCTTATTTGACAACATTGATTAAAGAAAATCATACAATGATTATTATTGCACCAACTCCTTTGTTGGTATGGCAATCAGCAGCTACTTGGGGTAAAATTCTAGATTTAGATATTCCAATTATAACTGATGATTATCAAACTATTCCTAGGAGAGAAGAATTTATTACGTTACTCAACAAGTCATCTTTTATTGCTGCAACTCCTGAATCTTTAATTGATTTGTTACCTCTATTGAACATTAAAGTTCAATGGTTGGTTTTGGATGAGATTCATACTATTGGTATGGAAGAGGGTTCTGGTATGGAGCAACTTCTCAAAGTCTTTAGTGATGTTCCATTTTTGGGGTTGTCTGCTACAATTGGCGAACTAGACTTGTTTAAAGCTTGGATAGAATCAATTAATCCAGAGAGAAAGGTTAAGAGTATTGTTTCAGGAGATAGATACTTTAACTTTGATTTGTGGAATTATAATAGTCAATCAAATTCATTGGAGTTAATTAATCCTTTGGCAATGGTTTCATTGCAAGACTTTAGGGATGGAACTGTATTGGAAAAGCATTTTCAACCAACTCCTCAAAATAGTTGGAGTCTTTATATTAAGTTGAAGGAAGTTTATGGTGATTTGGGAAGTCTTAACCATACAAATTATTTTGATAAGGAAGAGAGAATTCATCTTAATAAGGCTACTAGTTATTTCTTTGCATTGATTAAATTTATGGTAGAAAATAATAGTAAAGTTGATAGGGTCTTGTCTTCTTTTTCTAGTATTAAGGAGAGTGAAAGCAATGATTCTAAATTGGTAGATTTAACTTTGTTACTTAAACAAGAAAAGAAGTTACCAATTCTAATTTTTAATAATAATACTGATATTTGTATTAATAGTTATCGTGATTATTTGAAAGAGATTAATAGACAGGAGAATGAAAGATTTCCTCGTTTAATGTCTCAGAGAATGAAAGCATATAAAAAGTATATTAAAAAGCAAAAGGATGATTTGGCTAAAAAAATTACTACTACCGGTAAAGAGTCTGATAAAAAGGAAAAGAAACAGTTCTTGAAAGAAGATGAAGATGATGATGTAGAGGCTGTTTCTCTTCAGGAACCTACAGATGATTTTACTTTTAATGATAATCAAGTGTTTACTGAAGAGAAGATTAAAGAGATAGCTGATAAACTGAAACAATTTTATCCTTATTCTGGTGAAAATTATAATTATGTGATTCACGGATTATGGAGAGGTATAGGTATTATTTCAGAGGGCTTGCCAGAACCTTCTAATAGATTAATTCAAAATTTGGCAAATGAAAAGAAATTGGCAGTGGTGTTTACGGATAAAACAATGAGATTTGGTATTTCAATGCCTTTCAAGTCAGTTGGAATTCTGAATGATTCTGGTGTTAATAAACTTGATTCAATGTCTTATCACCAAATGGCTGGACGTGCTGGTCGTCGTGGTTTAGAAACTCAGGCTAATATTATTTTCATAAATTATAAATTGGAGAGGATTAAGGAGTTATCTATTTGTCCTCTTCCAAAGATTGTTGGAAGAAAAACTATAAATGTATCTGTACCTCATGCTACAAAACTAGCTCAGCTAACAGGTAATTCACAAAATTGGGAAAGTATTTTTAAGAACCCGTTACGTGGCAACACTGAAGATAATTTAGAAATTTTGGAGAGTATTAAATCTAATTATGAAGAAGGATGGAATTTTGCTTTGTGTGATGATAAGAATCATTTGCATATGATGTGGAGATTAAGGAATTGTTCTGATTCAAATGATCCTATCAGGATAGCTTTTATTCTTCCATATTTACGGAGGGCTTTTGAAGGAGTAGATCCAAATATTGAGATGAATCAAATTGCAATAGCACATTTTTTGTCTCATTTTATAAATATTAAAGAGACTACTGATGAAAATGTATTGCCTTTGTGTAGTATATTAGAGAAGGAATATTTTAATAATATATTTGATATTTTAGAGGAGAAGGAGTTGACAGTTCCAACTAAAATTAATTCAGATGTATTTTTGTCTATAAAGAGTAATCAATTGTTAAAGACAAATGAAAGAAAAACGATTATTATAAGGAGTGATTTGATTAAATTTGGTAAGATTTTAAAGATAATTCAACACTTTTGTTATCATAGTAAGTTGATTACACTTGCAAGGCTGTTGGCTAAGCTGTGTACTAGGATTTTCTGGGTGCTTCATACTAGTTCTCCTATTATGAAAAAACTTAATATTTTTGAAGAGACTTATTGTTTATATGGGTATCACACTACTAATTTAGAATCGATTAGTAAAGTATTTGTTTCTAATGAAGATGCAAATACAAAATGTTCCGATTTTATTTCAAAGTATGAAAGGGTAGAAATGGGAATAGAAAAGATATTAAGTTCAAAGAATACATCAACAGGGTTTATTGACATCTTTGAATCAAAGTATGAGAAGGACACAAGAATTAAAATTCTGTGCAAGATTAAAATTGATGAGGTAATAGAAGAAAATAATATTTTAACAGATGATTCGGATGAAGAAGAAGCTGATAATAATAATTCGACAGAAGCTGATAATAATAATTCAACAGAAGCTGATAATAATAATTCAACAGAAGAGTCATCTAAAGAAATAACAATTGAATAATTAATTTTTTTATCTAAAACTACTTAATGAATATTAATGGAAGTATTGGTTATACATTACTAAGTAAAGATAATATAAATGTATTAGTTTTAGCAGATATGCATTCTACTTTACCTTATTGTAAAGGTGAATCAATTTTTGTAAGTGATTGGATGAATAAAAAAAAGAACAGTAAAATTTTATTAGAAGAAGTTCCAAGACTTGGGTCAACTTTAAAAGAATTATGGCCTGGTTCACCACATACTCAAAAATTAAAAGAATTGTATCTAAGTAGTAAAGTAATTGATGGTATAGATGTTAGACCTTTCCTAATTCCATTCTCTTGGGAGTTAATAAGTGAGGACAAAGAATTAGGTAAAGTTACTTTATACGAATATCTGACCTTAATTGATATTTTCTTTCAATTAAAACACAAATTCTTTATTAAAAACTTGGGTAATATTTATACGAAAGATTATTTGAAAGATTCAAAGTTAGGTGTTCATTTTTTAAATTTAAAAAATAAAACACAAGCATTGATGAAAAAAAATAAAAGTTTAATAAAAGATAAAACAGAAAATCTTATAGACAAAGAGATTATGATTGATATAAATGAATTAATTAGTTTAATTATGGAATGGTATATAATAGCTAAAGTTTATAAGGGTGTTAATGAAATGCAAACTAATTTTATAATGCACGCTGGATTAGCTCATACATCAAATGTTATTTCAGTATTGAAAGAGTTATATGGATTTCAAGTGTTAGAAACGGTAGGCTCAACCGATTACGATAAAGATAAAAATAATGTAACCGATGGTTGTTTAAAATTACCTAATAAAATTAATGATTTATTTGGAGGAGCTAAATATTACTAAAAATATATATATCTAAATTTTTATCTAATTTATATATAATGGATAAAAAAAATAATTCACCATTTACCACTGATGATTATAATTCAGGAGATGGGATGATGACATCTGTTTGGGGACCTGCGATGTGGTTATTTTTACATACAATGAGTTTTAATTATCCTGTTAATCCAACAGAAGAGCAAAAGAAACATTATTATAAATTTTTTAAAAATATACAAAATATATTACCTTGTAAGTATTGCAGAGATAATTACAAAGAAAATTTAAAAATACATAAATTAAATAAAGATGTAATGAAAAATAGAGATTCTTTGTCTAGGTGGTTATATGAAATGCATGAAATAATTAATAAAAAATTAGGTAAAGTTTCTGGATTAAGTTATGAACAAGTAAGAGATAGATTTGAACACTTTAGGTCACGTTGTGTATCTGAATCTAAAAATATGATTATTGAAAAAGGTTGTACGGAGCCTCTTTATGGTGTAAAATCTAAATGTATTATTAATATTGTTCCTAAAGATAAGAAAACGGAATCTTTTGTAATGGACCCCAAATGTGTATTGAAAAAAAATAAAGCTAAAAAATAATTTTATTAATTATTTTTTAATCAGAATCGGAATCCTCGTCGTCATCATCATCTTCGTCGTTTTGTGCAGATATTTGTTTATTTTGACTTTTTTTTAATGCTAAGATTTGTTTTTTTAATTCAGCCATTTCTTCGTTAGTTAAATTTAAAGCAGCAATATTTTCATCTTCTATTTCAGATAATCCAAGATTATCTGATTTATCTTTGGGGTGAGCTAATTTAGGACGTTGCTTTTTATCTGTTTGTTGTTGAGATGTGTTAACAGGTGCATTAAATGATTGCTGTGTTTGTTGAGGATGTTGTTGGGGATGTTGTAAGGGATTTTGTTGGGGATTTTGTTGGGGATTTTGTTGGGGATTTTGTAGGGGATTTTGTAGGGGATTTTGTAGGGGATTTTGTTGGGAAACTTGAGATGCATGTTGTTGCATTTGTTTTGCTTGTAATTGCATCATTTGTGCTTGTTGACTTAATTGTTGTTGCATTTGTTGGACTTGTTGTTTTTCCATTTGTAATTGTTGAAAGTCATTTTGTAATTTTTGTATTAATTCATCTTTATTTACTTGTTTATTTTTGATAATATCATTAAAAAATGAATTTAATAAAATTTCTTTATTATTATTATCTTTCAAATAATATTCTTTAGTTGGATCAAGAATTTGTTTTTCAGTATTTTCTAACTTTTCTATAGTCTTAGTTTTAACAAAATATTTTCTGTAAAGATATATACCAATTGCAATTAATACAACTAATATTAAAACAATATAAGCTATATACATATTGGTATTTAAAAGAAAATTAAAATTAAAAGAATTATCAGATACTGGAACTGCAGGGGCTTCAGGCACGACTTCCTCCATATTAATATAATACAAAATTTACCTAATTAAACTCACTAAAAAATATTTCATAAAGAGATATTATTTATTATAGTAACAATGTTAATAACTAATATTATTTCAGAGTGGAATCAACATAACATACCTGAGACAAGAGGATATTTAATAGTCAATGAGTTAATAAAGTATTATAATAAGATACCCACTAATAATTTAGTTAATTTATTTAAAATTGATGAAAAGTTTAATCACTTTGGATGGTTTATTGATAGTAAAAAAGGAAGTATTATTAATGTTAATTTATATATTGATGACCAACTTTATCAAAACAAAGAATTTAATAAAGAGATTTTGGAAAAGTTAAAATGTAATAGTTATCTTAAATTAAATTTCTTTTTAATTAGTCTTAAACGTTCTCAGGTTTATGATAAAAAGAATCCATCTTCAACTCTAATTCATATTTATAATAAAGAAAAGAATCCTGAATATTTTAATTTATCAGATATTAAAATTGAAGAAGTTAGTATTAATAAAAGGAAAAGAAAACTAAGTATAACTATTGATGATAAAAGAAGAAAAGTCAATAATGATATAAATTGGTCAGAAATGGTATCGGCATCATCAGTTAGAAATTATTTTCTAAATGATACAATTATTGATTGGTTAAAAGAATATAATATTACATCAATTAATGATATTCCAACTCAAAAAGAAGGTAATTCTAGAGGAGTTATTAAATATGAAATTGAGGATACTTTTACAAAGTTCATTATGGATCAGGGTATATTTTTTGAAGAGAAAATAATAGATATTATTGGTAAGAAACATTCAATTACTAAAGTAGCTGAATCATATCAATCTAAAGATACTGAATTATTTAAGAAAACAATAAGTTTTATGAAGGAAGGAAAACCAATTATTTATCAAGGTATTTTACATAATTACAATAATAAAACTTTTGGTGCACCTGATTTAATGATAAGAAATGATTATATTAACAAGTTTATTGGTTATGAATTGTATAAGGATGATTCACCATCTAAAAAATTAGGAGTTCCTTGGCATTATGTTATTGTTGATATTAAACATTCATTAATTACTTTAAATAGTGATGGAATACACATTCGAAATCAAGATAGTATTCCAGCGTATAAAGGTCAATTATTAATTTATACGGAAGCATTAAATGAAATTCAAGGGACTAAAGTCACACAGGCTTTTATTTTGGGTAAAAAATATATGTATGAAAACAAGGGTCATAAATACGAGATTAATGACTTGATGAATAAAATGGGTGTGATTGATTATGCTAAATTTGATAAGCCTTATGTTGATAAATTAGATGAAGCATTAAAATGGTTAAGATCCGTAAGAAAAGAAGGCCATAATTGGAAACTATTGCCAATGCCATCTAAAGATGAATTATTTCCAAATATGAAGAATGATAAAGATGGAGCTTTTAATAAGATTAAAAAGTCATTAGCAGATGAAATTAGTGAGATTACTTCAGTAACTTATTGTGGAGTTGATAAAAGAAAATTAGCATTTAGCCAAGGAGTTTATGGATGGAATGATGATAAATGTACTTCAGAATTATTAGGGTTTAAAGATAGTCCACTAGCAATTAGAATAGATGCAATTTTAGATATTAATCGTCAAAGTGAAGTTTATGTAAAACCAGAGAAAGTTAACTACAATGGAAACGAGTGGAGAGAAAGAAAAGAGAATGAAATGGAGTTTTTTCTAGATTATGAAACTATTAATTCAAACTTTGGAAAGATAAGTGGAGATGTATATTTTGAAGGGTGTGAATTTATTTTTATGATAGGAGCCGGTTTTATTAATAAAAATAAAACATGGGAATTTAAGAGTTTTATAATGGAATATAAGAATAAAGAATCAGAGAGAAAAATGTTAGATTCTTTCTGGGATTTTATAAATAATAAATTAAAAGAATATAATAAAACAGAATCAATATTTATTCATTGGTCTCAAGCAGAGAAAATAGCATATGAAAAGTCACAACTAAGACATTTAAATTTACAAGATAAAAAGTTAATAGATCTTTACGAGGTTTTTATAAAGGAACCAATTGTAGTAAAAGGGGCATTAAATTATTCATTGAAAACTATTATGAAAGCTTTGTATAAATATAATTTAGTAAAGACAACTTGGAATACATCAAATCCATGTTCGAATGGATTAAATGCAATGTTACTAGCACATAAATGTTATGAGAAAAATGAGAAAGTTACTAATAATATTTTGACTATAAAAAATATAGAAGAATATAATGAGATTGATTGTAAATCGTTATGGGAAATATTAGAATACTTGAGGAAAAATCATTAATTAAAATTATGCAGATGAAATAATTAATAAAATAAATAATAAAAAGAAAAAAACTATTCCAATTATAATAAATAAATACAAGTTAGGAAATCCAGGAATTAATGTATTAGGCGCGGGTGATAATTTGTCCGATTGTATTTGTGGTGTTGTGGGAGAAGATTGTGTTACTGTTTGAGGAGTTGGTGTTACTGTTTGAGGAGTTGGTGTTACTGTTTGAGGAGTTGGTGTTACTGTTTGAAAAGGTGGAGGGGGTGCGCGGTCGATAATAGGGCGTGGAATATAGGAATTTCTTTTACAAATTCCTGGTGTATCCACACTATATCCATTAGGACATATATAACATAATCCTGCTAATAATTGTGCACCACAAGGACAACTTGAAGGTATTGTTCCAACTACGGTAACGTCACGTGGTGCTTGTCCATACATCATATTTTGAGGAGACGGTGCTGGTGCTGGTGCTGGTGCTGGTGCTGGTGCTGGTGCTGGTGCTTGTGCACCATACATATTTTGAGGAGACGGTGCTGGTGCTTGTGCTTGTGCACCATACATAGCTTGTGTTCGTGCTCGTGCTTGTGCTTCTGCTTGTGCTCGTGCTTGTGCTTCTGCTTGTGCTTGTGCTGCTTGTGCTTGTAGTTGTATTTTTGCTTGTTCCATTTGTTGTTTTATTACTTCTGCTTGTTGATTAGCTTGATCAGATATAGCATTACCCATTTAATATATAATTTTAAATAGAAAAGAATTTTAAATTAAAAGTTTTAAATTTTAAAAAGTTTCATATATGTTAGCACAAGTTGATTTAATAATTTTTCATAGTATTATTACTTGTTAAAAGTGCATAATTATCAGATACACTATGAAATTGTTCAATATAATTAGTATGTAAAGATATAGGATAATTATAATTTCATATTGATATATTATTATCTTGTAATTTTTTTATTAATTTATTAATATAAGCATTTTGTTTTTTTTGAAGTTTATTAAGTTTACGCATATTGTCTTTTATTCCAGCTATACTATCATTTTCTTTTTTACCTTTTCTAGAACCCTTTTTAGAACTTTTTTTAGAATTTTTTTTAGATACCTTTCTAGATTTTTTTTTGGATGAGATAACAGGTTCTGAAGTTTCTGTAAATTCAGTAGATTCATTAGTTCCATTTTCAATTACAGATTTAAATTTTTCATAGTAATTACTATTTAAAGATGTAGGGTAGTAAAAATTAGATATTTTATCCATATATATTATTGATAAAATATTTTACATAAAATTATAATAAATAAAAATTAAAATTAAAATAAAAATTATACCAATGCCAATATATAAATATAGATTGGGTATTCCTGGAATTAATGTATTTTTGTGTTTTCTTTCTTCTTCAGAATGACTACGACGTTTCCAATCTTTTTCTTCGGCAAAACTATGACGTTTGGTAGTTGGTGTAGACTTAGCATTTTCAAAGTTTTCATTCATATATCCATCTTTAAAGAAAAAGTCATCTTTACTTTGACAAGCTGAACCCATTTTTACATCTTTATAACCATCTGGGCATTTTTGTAATAAAGCTTTTGCAGAAGCTTTAGCATCTCCTCTTTGTAAAGGAGGTGCAGTTTGTGGATAATCTTGAAATGCTTTTCCTTGAGTTAATACCAAAGAAGGTTCTAAGGCAGGCCCAGCTTCTTGGTCTTCTTCAAATAAACGTGGGTCTTGTTTTCCAGGTATTCCACATCTGGGAGCATCTGCTGATTTTTCTGCAGAATGGGAAGATGCTAATCCATAGTTAGCATATGTCCGCGCAAGTTCTCTAGGATCTACATTTTGAACCTCGTTCATATTATTAATTGGTGCTGGTACATCATCAAATCCTTCATTAATATCATAAGATGCAGGATAACAGTTAGGTAATGCGCAATTGTTCATTAAATAAAGCGATAAAAGAATTTTTAAACTTATTTTGATTGTTAAAGGAATTAAAACTGAGACTTGACCAAAGGTGGAGGATGTTTCTCATAGAACTCCTGTTGCACTTTCTCAATCTCCTTTTTGATGGTCCTTGCCTCGTCGTAGGTCTTTGTTGTCGCGATTGTCTTCTTCACAGTATTCTTAAGCCAACCAACATTGAAAGGACCATCAACCGGATTGTCAGACCCAATCATTATAAGACCATCTGGCCTCTCAATAGGTTTACCGTTGAGGGTCGCGTTACCCTTAGCATCCTCGGTGTAAATAGTAGTAATTAAATTATCAGTATTCATTGTAGTAGACATCCCAAAATTTATATAGAACCGATAGAGAGTAAAATTTTCAATTTTTTTATTATATTTTATATAAATGAAGAGTTAAACAAGGTTAGGTTTTCTGCACCAAGGATTGGTTGGAGCAACTGAACCCTGAATTGAAACCTTAGGGCGGTCTTTTGTTCCATTCAAGCGCTCATATTCCTCCTTCTTAAAGGCCTTAATTAGGGCTTGCGTTGCAATCAACTTTTCATTTGCTTTTGAAATTGCCGAAACAATAGCAATAGCCTCTTCCTTAGAGTCAACTATTACCAATGTGTGGCTAATCTCCGCCCAAGGACTGAGCTCAGGGTCAGCAAGAGTGTTATAGTAAACCTTATATTTTCCCACGTTAGGCTCAACTATAGGCTCTCCAAGTTTCTTCATTATTGAAGCAAAAAGACCCTTTGAAGGTCTTATTTTAAAGTATTTAACGTCGTAACCAGCAACAGCTTTACAAGGTTTACCGAAGAGGGTGGCGTTACCTTCCAAATCCTGTGTGTAAATATCGGGTTGAAAAGGAGCACATAAGATAGGGTCTGATTTAAAAGCAGGTTTATTCCTGATCTCAGCAATTATCTGAGCAATGTCCTTGCAAGTGTATTGCAAGTTCTTACCTTCCTGTACCCTAAGGTACCGGTAAATATTAGTATTAACAACATATAAAATAGTATTGATAGTAGACATCCAAAATTTATCAAAGAACCTGAATAGAGTAAAATTTTCAATTTTTTTATTATATAAAAAAATAGCTAATTAAAAACTGAAAGTTTTTAAGGTGTCAATTTTTTTATTTTTTATTGTTTTAATTTACTTAAAAAGATTCTAGCTTTTAATTAATAATAATAAATGGGCTTTGATAGATTATCTAATTTTTTGAATAAAAATCTTAATTATACATATGGATTTGTGATTGATGAATTGAAAAGAAAGGTATTAGGAAATCATATTCTATTTGATTTAAATTTTATTATTTATAATCAAATGTTTTCATTAGAAGAGGAAATTAATAAGATTATTAAAATAGTATTAAATTTACCTTTTTGTCAGTTAAAAAATAACAAAACAGAGGATAAATTATCAGAGATTTTTGATTTACCTTGGTGGCGAAAACATTGTGAGAATATTGAATATATTTTTGATGGTAATAATGATAATGAAATAATTTCTAAGTTAATTACTTTTATCAATACTAAAGAAGAGAACAATCTTAGTAAGATTGATTTAATGTTAATTGATAAAGTATTAGTTACTACTGATGTTTTAATTGAAACTTATAATAATTCTAAAACAGTATTAAATATTGGATTC